TAAACCCTACAACCAAAGAACACTTTATATACAGACGTTTCTTTGAAGAACGAGGGGTACAAGAGGGAAGCAACACACAGAAAGAAAACACAACCTACATACACACCACTTACATAGACAACATAGACAATCTCTCTAAAAGCTACATAGACCAAATAGAGCAGATGCGTAAGCGCAGACCAGAGAAGTACAAACAACAAATGCTTGGTGCTTGGATGTCTAAAGCTGAGGGTGTTATATTTAGCAACTGGAGTATTGGAGAGTTCAGAAGAACAAGCGTAAGTGTATGGGGTCAAGATTATGGCTTTGCAGCAGACCCAAGTACTTTAGTTGAGGTAAACATAAACACCAGCACCAAAACAATCTATTTAAAGGAATGCTTTTACTTGCCAAGACTTACAACATCACAAATAGCAGAACTAAACCTTAAACACGCTAATAGCGGTTTGATTGTGGGGGATAGTGCAGAGCCAAGACTACTAAGCGAAATAAAAGCCAAAGGGTGTAACGTAAAGCCAAGCATAAAAGGTCAAGGGAGTGTAACATACGGAATTAGCCTACTACAAGATTATGACTTAGTTGTAAGTCCAGACAGCACAAACCTCATCAAAGAGTTAAACAACTACCGATGGTTAGAGCGTAAATCAAACACACCAATAGA